ATAGACATTGTTTTTTCGCATGAGGTCAGATAGGTAGGGGAGCACCGCGTTCTTAAGAGCGCCGCGCTCTATGCCTACACTTAACGGTCTGTAATCGCGCATGACTTTAAGGATTTTCGACGCCGTGGCTCGGATATCCCAACGTCCGTGCTCGATCTCTTTGACGAACCATTTGCCGTCATCCGTTACCTTTACCACCGCAATGGCCGACTCATCCAGCCTTTTCTTGCTGTTGGCCGCCTGCTTGGCCACTTCTTCAAACCCAGCCAAGTCCACCGCCACGAAGTAGCTGCCATAGTCCGGCTCTTCGCCGTATTTCAGCCACTCCTCTTTGAAGACGTCGGCGCCAGCGTTCGTAAATGATGCCATGTACTCAGCCTTAAAGGCGAAACTGCTTAGGGTTTTTTTAGCGTTTTCAATCTCGGCGGGATCAATTAGCTCGTTGTCCGCCGTGGTAAACGTCCATGATTTGTAATCGCTCTCGCCAGATTCGCCAAGTTGGTACAAATCGAAAAAGTGGTTCCTACCACGGGGCGTCCCAATAAACATCGCCTCGCCCTTGCGGTCAGACAGCGCAGCTCGCACCACCTGCTCCCAAACCGACGGCTTCATGTCCGCGTACTCGTCCAGCACCACATAAGACAGCGAAACACCGCGCAGTGTGTCTGGCCTGTCCGCGCCGCGGATGTAAATGGTCGCCCCGTTTACCAGCTTGATCTCTTGGTTGTTGATGTGGCTCGCCTGAATTACTTCCCGGCCCAAATCCATCAACACATCCCAAATAATGACCCGCGCCTGGCCCTGCGTCGGTGCAATGTACATCACGCTCGCCCCTTGCGGGCATTGCAAACCGCGGATCAGCAGCGTTACAGCCGCCAGCCTCGACTTGCCGCACCGCCGCCCAGCACAAATGACCTTGAATCGGGTTTTGTCGTTCATCACCTGCTGTTGCCACTTCAGCAGTTTGAATGTTAGGTCAGCCATTGTGGTCCCTTATGTACTTGGCCGCACGCTCCATGATGTCAGCGCTGTCTTTCAACATGCCAATTCCGACATTGCACTTCGTGCACAGTAATTTTCGGATTTTTCCGGTTACGTGGTCGTGATCAACGAACATCTTTTTTCCTACGGAATCTTCGTGGTCGTTGCAAATAGCGCAGCAGAAGTCTTGCTGCGCTCTGAGTAAATTGTACTGCTCAAGCGTTACGCCGTATTTTCGCAAAAGAGCGTTGTGGACGTGTCGCTCTTTGTTGTTTTCGTACCAATCTTTTGCTCTCTGGTCGATTCGATCTTTGTGCTTTTCGTAGTGCCTGCGCTTTTGTTCTTTGCGCTTGTCCGGGTTGTCAGCGTGCCACTGGGCTACTTTTACTCGTTGGTATGCCTTACGGTGTTCCGACTTATCTGTAATCGACACGCAAGCCTTGCACTTGTACTGATAGCCGCGGGTGGTTTTGACCGCTTTGTGAAAGCTGGACGTAGGGAACTCGCCTTTGCAGGCGCTGCATAAAAGCTGAAGCATGGTTTTCCTCTTGTAGAAGGCTGGGGTGTTCAACCACGCGCACCCCAAACGCGCTACAAGCCTGTATTCAGGTCGGTTAGCTTCGATTCTACATCTGTTATTTCATCTTCGCTAGAAGAAATAATGCTTGGCGCGTCCCCCAATCCAGTGATATTGATCGTCACTGCTGACCTTTGGGACTTATCTTTCTCAAACATTGAAACAGGTAAAGTCCTGTCCATGCACATCTTCAGCGCGGCCATCTGACCAGGGTGGTCATCGTTGAGCGCAATCTGGATGACCTTCTCCGCGACGTCCTTGCCGCCAGATCGGATCATCAGCTCTTTCAGTTCCTTGATGCGTTGGTGATCCGTCTTCGGCAGCACCGCAGGCGGGTTCTCTGCGTACTGCTGAATGGTTAGCTGCACTGCGCTTTGCTTTTTTTTCACTTTACCCTTTCGGAGTTTTCGCTATTTTAGCTTTTTCGGTGGGGAGGGGGGTACATCAATATTCACAACAGCGACCGACCCCCTCCCCCCCCTGTCAAAAGTCAAGAATCCTAGGGTTTTCCCGATTTCACTTCCGACAACGTCCATTATGTAAAGTCGAGTCTGAGTTATGCACAGAAAAAAGAATACCGATTGCAACAGCTCAGGGTTATGCACCTCAAACTGTGGACAAGTTTTGGATTTGGGCTGTGGATAACTGGGTCGGCTGGGAAAAATCGGGGAAAGAAAAATGAGAAAGGGGTGGGTGGTCCCTTTCCGGGGTACCTGCACCTTATCGCTAATGCATTATCAATAGCAATTCATCTTTAAAACATCCACCCATCTCACCATCACCAATGCCTCGCCAAGGCCTCAAATCGGGCCTACAAGCCACCATCATCATGAGGCTGTGGGATGACAAGGACAACGCTCTCAAGCGGCGTATCGGGCCGCAATCCAAGATTGTAGAAATGCCGGTAGGTATCGATGACCTCCAAGAAGCCAGCTGACATATCACCACTGCCTGCCGCCAGCAAGATGGCACGTTCAGCATCGCCAAGCTGGCGCTGGAAGTACTTAACCGTTGGAGTTGCTTTGCCGACCATTGCCATGCCTCTAAAAAGTATTCGACCAAAAAAGTTATCCACAGGCTGAGTCCAAAAAACTCAGCAACCCCAAAAACCCCTGCAACGCCTTGACCCTTGACCCCAACCCTAAAGGGTTGGGGGTCAGGGAGGGTCAACTTTGGCGCTGTTTTGCCCCTTTTTGACCCTAACCCTGACTTTGACCCTAGGGTCATTTAGGGTCAACCCATTTAAAGTTATCCACAGGTTATCCACAGGCATCATGTGCCCATCTTCCGCATCATCATGCTGCTGGCGTTAACCTCATCCACCATGATCCACCCATGTTCGGTGTTCTGGATCATGTCAGCCTGGAGCAATGCGCCGATCAGTTTGTCGTTATAGGACGGGTTGATCATGTTGCGCACGGTGCGCTCTGCGTTGCCGTCTTGGGTCAACTTGTCCTTCAGGGCTGACCGGCTGAGGTAGGGCATTTCATCCCTGACCTCGGCACCGGATGCCCACCAAGCGTTTTCCCAAGTCTTGCGGTGACCGTCGATCTTGGAGTCTTTCTTGGTGGGTGCGGCTGGGGCTTCGGCTTGGATGGGGATGGCGCTGGTGACGGGTTGGTTGTCCTCGTCGTACCAGCTTGGGATGGTCACTTGCTGGAGGTCGAGATAAATTGGCTCGGCCATTTCGGCGTCTTTTGACTTGCGCTGCACCAGTTGCATGGGCTGGTTGTCTTTGCCGGGGATGACGCTGATCTCAATGTCCAGTGCTCCTCGCCAAGCGCTTGAGCCTCGGGCGCGGTGCTGGGCCTCGTCGGAGACGCCTGTGTGGTGGACCAGAATGACGGTGCAGTTGAACTCCATCATCAGGTTGCCGCAGGCGTCCAGCATTGTTTTGGCGTCTTGGGCGCTGTTCTCGTCTCCGGCAAGGAAGCGGTGCAGGGTATCGACCACCACGACCTTGGGGGTTTCGGGCAGCATCCTGATGTGCTCGAGCACCTTGAGGTAACCGGCTGGGGTGTTGAGATCACAGCCGTGCTTGGAGAGCCACATATTGAGCTTGCTCGATTTGTGGTGGTGCTTCCAAGCGGCGATTCGGCCACGAAGGCCGTGATGACCCTCGCCGGCCAAATAGACCACGTGACCGGGGCGTACTTTGTTGCCGCACCAGTCTGGGGTGCTGCTGGCAATGCGCAGGCACCAGTCCAGTACCACAAATGTCTTGCCGCCACCCGATGGGCCGTGAACCATCACAAGGGCTTGGTCCTGAATCCAGCGCTTGACCAGCCATGAGATGGGGCTTGGCTGGGCCGAGAACTCATCGGCTGGGATGAGCCAATCATCATGTGTTGGTGCAAGAAGGCTGGCTAAGTCGTTGCCAGACTGCACATAATCGTTGGCATCGCCTTGAACTGGTGGAACCACTGTGCGCGCGCCGTACTTGGCACTGGCCTGCTCGGCGTAGCGTTGGCCAACACCAGAGGCGTCGTTATCGGCCACGATCACGATCTCTTGGGCTGGGCCGTGCATCTCGCGCAACTTGCCTGTGACTGGGACAAGGTTGCTGGCGCTGTAGGCCACGATAACGGGGCGATTGGTGATCTCGTGGATGGTTGCCGCGGTGGCAAAGCCTTCGGCCATATAAAGTGGTCCAGGCTCATCCAGTGAGCCTAGCTGCCAGAACTTACCGCCAGTTTGCCCGCCGGGGTGATAGAGCTTTCCGCCTTCGTGGTCTATGTACTGGAGTGTCGATAGCGTGCCGTCTTGGTCATATAGGGGAATAACCAAACGCCCATCGGTGGTAATGCGTGC